GAATCTTCTTGGAGGTAGTAAATCTGAGAGGTTTCATTGATACCGACAAGCGTGGTGAATCGGGTATAGATTGCGTATTCACTTGACTCTTCGTTGGCTTTAATACGGACACGCATTGTATTGGTGTCAATATTGTCGTCGCTGATGGTAAACTTCTGATTCTCCAAAGAGTTATCAACTCTGTAAAGCATACGTTTCAGAGTTCCCTGCGTCACCTCAATATTGGAGAATGTATAGACGCCACCCAGCAGTGGTGCAGATGCCGTTTCCAGAACAACAAATGTGTACGATACTTGATCCAGAGTTGTGGTAAAACGAGTCCCTCTGTCCAACTGAAGATATGGCGGAGGTGTGACACCTGCGGTCACCGAAAAACTAATTACTGCTTTTGAAGAAGTAAAAGAACGCGGAACATAACCCAAAAGTTTGGCGTGTGAAACTACATTACCACGAATCTGAGCCGAATCCAGAAAGGTCTCATTCAATGAAAGATGCGCGACCATTGCGTTGTAATGGGTATTGTACGCAAGGATGTCGAGCAGAAGCGATAAACCCGAACCGTCAAAGTCCCAAGAATTGTATTTGCTTTGAGAACGGAAGTGATCTTTGATGGAGTCTTTGATCTTATCAAAGTCCAGTTCGGTTACGTTGAATTGAGCCATGGTGGTAGATTAGCGAAGTCTTTGGAGATAGAGGGTCATATCGACCGAACGATTGGGTACGATGATTCTGAACGATATTGTAATCCCATAACGGTTATTGTCGGAATCATCTACGACATCAACTCCCACCGAATCGACACGTGGTTCATATCGTTCAAGAATGTAGTGAATAGCGTTACGCAGAGAGGCAATGGTAAGACGATCAGCCGGTTCAAATAACATACCGCTGATATTACCACCCAGATTGGGTTGAAATGGTCTTTCGTTGAAATTGGTAAGAACAAGGTTCTTTACGGCATAAACAACGGCGTCAATGTCGGTAAGAGGTGTAATGTCGCCTCCCGTGACTCCATCCAACGCCAAACTCAGGTCCAAATCGGTATACAGAGATTTCTTGGATACAACAGCCGCGATAGTCTCGGTGACGTTGTAGTCGGAATAGTTCTGTGGTCGAATGGTTGCCATGTGGAGTGATGCTATTTATAACAAAATTCCAGATGTTTATCTTACGGATTCGGACGGTCGAGAGTCGGCTTGGACGCAATATAACCGTCAGCCTGACCGCTGGCATTTGCAATAGGGCTTATCTCTGGGTCGGTACTCACTCTTTCCGCCATATTCGATACGTTCAACAATCCGGCTGCAACATCCTTATCGGCATAATTTTGTTTAAGTGCTGCAATATCTTTATATGCATCATTTACAGTTTTAAACAGTCCGCTATCTGGTATTGATGGTATTATATCGTTGACCGAAGGCATTTTAATGTTACATTGCAATTTATTCAACTTATTTTGAATTGCTGTAAGTAGGTCGGAGTATGCCTTAGCAAGTTCAGCATAAGTTGCCACCACCTTTAGATACATTTCATAATACTTACCACAGTGTTTCTTTGCCCAAGCAATCAGTTTCTTTAAATTCGTTGGTGGTAGTGCCAGTTCAAGGAGTTTAGCCATTTCTTCGAGTAAGGCTTCCAATTGTTCCTTAATCATTTTCTCGACGGCTTTAATGAGCTCGGCTAGAGCATCACAATCGGGAATCTGGTCGATTTCCTTTGTTACCGTTTTCACCCATTCAGTATTGACGTATCCTAAGTTTGCCATAATTTATTTCTCCTTATATGATATTAACAATAATACCTTTTGCGACGGTAACTGTTTTACCGTCTACTGTTGTAAATGAACCGCTGGTTCCGTTTAAGCAATTAACGTTGCCATTTAAATTAATAGATGCAAAATCAACCTGAAATCCGTTAGATGTAATACTGGCAACCGAACCATTAGAAACGGGGTTACCTCCATTACTGGTAACCATTACTGGGTGTCCCGTAAGACTGGTCCCAACTGTTTCCAGATACTTAAAAGCATCTAAATGATCTGTACCAACAACCTTTGACTGACGATGACCGTGAATGTATTCCGTTTTATTACCGGTAACTTCTAAATGATAATTGCCTTTTACATATTGTTTTACGTTACCCTCAACTGTTAAACGGTAACCTCCCTTTCCCTTCGTTCCTTTAATGTAAATGTTTTCATCGCCCATAACTACGGTATATTTGTCACCAACTACCGTTGTCGTTTCATTACCCTTTGCATCGATTTCTTTATATGTGCCTGATTTATGATAATCCAAGGTTCTTTCCTTCCCTGGTGTATCATCGACCTCAAAAACGTGTCCCGATTCACTATGGAATACCTGGTTCTTAGGGTATTGTGGAGAAACAACTGTTTCAATTTCCCAACTTTTCCATGCGGTCGGAGTTATGTATACGTCATTATTTGATATTTTGGCCAAAGCCATCTTTGGAGCCGTTGCAGTAATAACTTCTTTCTGCAATGAGTCGGTTCGTTTCTGATACGCATTGGAATAACGAAAAGCATTACTGTCGTAACCACCATTTTTATCAGTAAATAGAAAATTTCTTGCCTCAAGTGGAGTGTCGGGAGAACCCAATGAATTTTTAAGTGGGTATTTTCCAGAAGGATCGGAAAACCCTTTCGACTTATCAACCGCAGAAGAAATGGATGGAATTGTTCCTAGGATGATAGGGTCCTGTGCGGATGCTCCATCACGGAAGAAACCAATCACCCATGATCCTTGAAGTATACCGGTAGCTGAAACGCCAATACCCGACATCGATGCCGAGGTTATTGGAGTCATCGGAGTCGCCCAAGGGAGGTCTTCCGTCTTAATTAAATTTTTATCTTCACTATGGAAACCAATACAACGAACTCTTACACGCCCTAGTTCATAAGGATCCCCAATGTCCTCGACGACTCCAGTGAACCAAGTAAAACTACCTCCAATAAATTGATCGGGTGAATTCATTATGTTGTTAAAACTTCATTTGAGAAACTATCTGTTTTCACTCTTACAGATGAAAAATAGTCCTCTGCAAAATTATGTATAATTGAAGTGACAACATAATTGCCGGAAAAGAATCTATCTGCCCCAAAGTTTCTTCCAGATCGTTCGCCTTCTAAATCTGATTTAGGATCTGAAGCCTGAGCTATTTTCAATAAAACAATCTTACCGCAATTCATCTCAAAATCTCCCGCAACAGTAAAATCGTGAACAACTGTTTCAAGATTTTCTGTTACGGATTGAGATATATTAATCTTTGAATTACTTGTACCCTTATGATAGTTCGGTATTGATTCCGAACTACGTATTTTAGAACTTTTGGTTTCATTTATAGCTACAACTTGATCAAAAGCCTGGGTGTTTAATGGAATGTAATTGATTTTGGAGTTCTTAAAATCCGAAAGAGTCTTACCGCGACCAGCTTTAATATCATCCGCTCTTTCCCAAAATGATTTATCACTCGTATATGATTTACCCTTTTCAATGGATTCCGGAGCAAATCTTTGTGAAAGAGTTGAAAAATTTCCGATTTTTGACATCTTAGGAAATTCTTTATTGTAATCAAATTCAGTAGTTACAATCTGTTTCTTTGCAATATCGACATAGATACTTTTTGAGGCATAGGCGCCATTAGACCCCGATAATAGTTTGGACATACGTAGATCAGATGAAAGGTCTATAATTCTTGAACGTCTTTCATCATAGTCTTCTAAGCTGCCAGGTTGAAATTTATAAAATTTACCTTCTTTATATTCTCTGTAAGGAGCTTCATTGGTTCTTTTATTAAAATCTGTGTGAGAATCAATTTTGATTTTACCACCCAATGTTTCGTAACAGTAAAATGGAGAACCGTGAGAATCATATGCATGACGTAAAGCCCATTGAATAGCGTCTATTGGTGAAAGATTGGGAACAATGAATTTTACAATATCCGTGTTCTCGCTTGTCATTTCAATATTAGATTCTGATATATCTAAATCATTCATTAAAACTTCTTTTACAAAATTCTTAATGTTGCCGCTATAACTTCTTGATATTTTCTTAAATTTCGACACGAATATATGCTTGCTTACACCCTTTATGGTATAAACCTGAACACGATTCTCAAATTTACCGTACAACGGGTATTCGCTCACATAAAACAGATGACTCAATTTTTGATTGTCTATTTTAATGTTACCCTTGTTACCCGAATTGTATGTGCTTCTTGAAAGATTTACCGTAATTGTTTCATGACCGGTTAATTTAAACTCTTCCATGAAATTTACGACATCTTTTACATTCATTGAAAGAATTAATCCAGGATGATAAATGCTTTCTGTAATAGAAAATTCCGTAACAATTTTCTGAATATCAATAATTCGACCGCTATGATTCGACAACATGATACTGTCGATGACATATGCAGATGGTACCTTGATCTGATCGGTACCGAGTGTCGCAATGTTTGTAAGATTAGCCATTGATTAGATCCTGGTAAATCTTAACAAATCTATAAATGGATCCAGGACGAATAACTCTGATATTTGAACGCTGGTCATTCAGTGAAATTTCATATTCGCGGTTCGACACCGGAACCAAAACAGGATTCGTGA